ATGTTTGGGGATAGAGAGCTTATTAGGGTCTCCGTACTTTTTCCAGCGCGCCCAATGCATGTTGCACCAGCCATGACCGTATCTAGTCTTATTACAATCTTCAATGATACAATAGTTCATACGGTCTCCTATATCTTTAAGCGGGTTAGGAGGCTTTTTTTGCCTCTTATATATATTTTATCAAATGATGCTATTATTATCTACAGATAGGGTACTGAGTCTAGCTTTGGCCTCATGGTTAGCATCAGAAACGAGCACTTTCCAAGCAACTATTAAATGGGTATCATGGTAATATAAAAGAAACAAATCATGGATAACACACAAAAACCTAAAAATAAAACACAAGACTCCACAACTAAGGACTTCATCTCAGAAGCCCGCAGCGCCTTTAAGGCTATGGAAACGGAAATAAGTGTCCGTAACGGCCAAATAATTGAACACGACGACTACATCTACGGCGACAGACTAGAGAAGTCCCTCGATATACCGATTGGGCATGACGCCACACCTGTTAACTGGCTCCGTAGAACCGTAGAAATCCACAAGAACATGTTTATGGGTCGTGGTTTTAATGTCGTATCCACCTATGATGCACAAGACTCATCCGCAGCAGCCGACCAAGAAGACCGTACCCGCATAGAACTAGAGAATAAGAAGAGTAAAGAGTTCGCCGAACAACGCCAAAAGCTAATCCGGGCTGTTATAGATGACAATGGTGGCGATGCTTTCTGGTCTGCCCTCGCAGAGAACTGTTCTGCAGTCGGTAACTCCGCCGTAAAAGCCTATTATGATGAAGAAAATAACAAATATGAGCTATGCGAGATAGAATCACTAGAAAATCTCTATGTTCTATGGGAAAAAGACGACTTCAGAGAGGCACAAGCCTTTGCTTACGTCTATCAAGTCACTAAAAGTGAGGCAATTAGCGAGTATGGCGCACCAGAAGATGTGCAAACATCCCCGCTCGGCCACCCACTAGACGCTATTTCAGCTAGCGCCACTTCTACCAGCGTAAACCAAGTGTTTACCCAACCAATGGTCACTATCTTAGAGATTACAGGTATTATTGAGGGCTGGACAGCTAAAGATGGCAAGGTAGTACCTTGTAAAGTAGGTGAAGAAAAAGAACTTAACGCTCTTATTATTGGCGATAAGGTTACTCGGCTTATATCTGACCCTAAAAAGCTACCTAAATACTACATCCTCCCTAATAAACGACAACGCCGCCGCCCCTGGGGCATGTCAGACATCTCCGATGCTGCTATTAATATTAATCTTACCTATGTAGAGACTCTAAGCGACTGGCGTACCCATGCCAGTAAGGTCAATTTCCAGAAGTTCAAGGCTTTCGGCTTCGGATTCGATACACAGATGCCTAAACCGCAACCTCGTACCGTTGAATACCTCCCATTATCTGAAGGACAAGATATTGTACCGCTACAACAGGGTGATGCTAACGGCCAAGACTTTGCTAGACAGATGGACGAGCTTAAAGAACAGTTCGTTCGTGAGACAGGCATTAGCCGTGTCCTATTTGATGACCCCAGTGTTACGTTGAACTCTAATCAAGCTCTTCTTACCTCGATGAAGCCTACCTCCGACATCGCCGAGGCCAAAAAGCAACTCTGGGGACCTGTTATCAAGCAAATATTTGAAGATGCTCTTGAAACTATTGCTCTACACAATCCAGCCCTAAAAGACCTAGTAGACAAAGACGAAGATTGGTCACTCAAAGTTATGTGGCCTTCAGTTATGCAGAAGGAAGACCCTGTTTACCAAAGTATGCTCCTAAACAGATTCAATACAGGAACAATGAGCTTACAAACTTACTTAGAAGCACAGGGCGAAACTAAAGAAGAGATTGACCGTATCCGTGATGAAATGAACGACGCTACTACTGCTGCTATCTTAGGGAAGCAACTCCCAATGATTGCTCAGATGGTAGTACAAGCCGCAACTGCCGACTTACAGGCATCTCTCGCTGCTAACTACCCAGAAATATTCGGGCCACAAGCACAGCAAGGCGGCCAAGGTGGACCACCGCAACAAGGAGGCCAGCAACAGGCCGGACCTGTAGCCTCTCCGGCAGAGAACGTACCCGGTACAGGACCAATCAGCCAACCAGGTTCAGGCGCTACAGGCGCAAGCCCAGAAGGGGCATTGGCCATGGCTAACCAGAATCAAGGAGGATAATTAGATGGCAGGAACAACAAGCCTACTCCGAAGTGCAGCATCCGCTAGGAAGAAAGTAGCAGCGCAACAAGACGCTCAGGTAGCCTATGACTATTCAAATTCCGCTAAAAGCTACGAAGACTATACCCGTTATGCAGACTATCTACAAAAACGCTCTAAGAGTGTAACCGACCCTAGCTCTGCTCTCACTCTCCAGAAAACTTACGACTCAGCGTACAAGAGCTATATTAGTAACGAAATACAGCGAGCTACTATCAACACATTAGAGGGCCGGGGTACGAGTATCGATAAGTACAATAAGATACTAGGGTTTATGGACCAAGCTCAACAGTCTGGACAGTATGATTTAGCTCAAAGCCTAAACCTACAACTAGACAACCTAGGTATATCTATACAGAACGAGGCCCAGAGAGCACAAGAAGCAGCACAGAGGTTGGGCGAGCAACAGGAAAAGTACCAAGAGAAGATGGCTAAAGCCGGAGCCGCCTCCAACCTCAGTATGGGTAAATCGCTAGAAGCAGGGCTGGAGTCACTGAACCAAGCTTTCGCTAAGGGCGGTCAGAAAGCGTACAATGAAGCAGCCAAAACCTTTATTAGCCAGAACAAAAACCTCATAGAATCTCTTACAGGCGAGAAACTACCTAAAGGCACCTCTACTAATATCGGGCAGGTTATTGCAGGTACCATTAAAGGTATCGGCATATATTACAGTATGGCATCGGATGCTATATCGATGACAGACCCAGAGAAAGCAGTTGAGTACATGGACAAAGCCCAGCAAATTGCTAGTGGTACGAAGAAGTATAAAACACCAGCCGGACAGTTAAGTTATGCAGATGCCCAAGAGTTTGCCAAGAATCAGAGCCTCTACGGACAGGTACAAAATAAACAGACAGGCCAGTTTGAGTTAGCTCGGCATACTGTTCTTGGGTATAAAGTTGACGAAGCAGGGAATGTTATCAAAAACGTTCAAGACGAAAAGGGGAACGTCTACCTGCAGGGCAACAAACCAGTAGACCAGAAGATGACCAAAGCAGACCAGAAGCAACTAGAGAAACTCGGCTTTGGCTCAGTTAAGTATGACTCAAAGACAGGGCAATACACGGCTCAACTAAGTGGGGATACCGACAAATGGTTTAAGGCAACAGACATAGGATTACCAGAGGGTAGCCAGATTAACCTCACCAAGACCGCTACAGGGTTCCAGTATGTAGACCCAACAGGCAAGAACCTCTATAACATTGCCACAGACAAAGCAGGCTTAGGTGCAGTCTATAAACTAGATAATCTTAATAAACAGACACAGATTGGCGGCCAATATGGATTCGACGGTAGTGTAAACAGCCTAATCAAACGAGCCGACTTCCTTCAAACAGAGAAACAGCTCAAGATATTCAACGAAGCAGTTAAGGCATCTCAACTTGCCCAGCAACACGCCAACATAGCACCTAGAATAGCCGCCGAAGGCAGTAAGCAGGTACAGTCGTATCTAACTAGTCAGGGCCAAAAGTACTACGCTCCTGACAAGACAAACACCGCAGCTAACATCGCTAGTGAGAACGCTATTCTGTTGCAGCCGTGGAACCAGTCAAGGGGACAAATTGGTGGCAAGTACTACAACGCAGCGGGTAACTTCATCCCTGGTTACTCACAGCGTAACGGTGGTGGCTTTAACTTCGTGGATGCAAATGGTAAAGCTATCTCTGCTCTTACATATGCTCAGCAAACTAAGTCTGACTTTGGCCAGCTTCTTAAATATCTTGGTTCCAAGGGAGACAAATATGCTGGACAGTTTGCGAGTAACCCTGGTGCTGCAGGTTCAGCATTAACTTGGAGATAAACAATGGCTAACACCGCCGCCCAGAGATTTGACGAAATGGCCAAACAAGCCCAACTACAGACGCCTACTCAGATGTTTGACAATACGTTCAAGCAAATAGGTCAGTATACTAGTGGGTTAAGCGCTGAATACAATGGCATAGCAGCTCCGCCAGTTAGTAAAGGGGCCGGGCAGCCTGGTGGTTTCGGCGGGTTCTTGCAGAAGGTAGTTAATATTGGGCAACAGACAGGTGGTATGGCACAGCAGCTTGGTGGCGCAGCCCTTAAATTTGTTGGTAACAGCGCGGTAGATATCTACAAATCCACTAGAGGCGCTGCAACTACTCTAGTAGATATACCCACATACTATGTGAGGAATAAAGAGAATGAGATGAAAAGCCAGGCTCTTAATGGGTATTTACAGCAAGCCTCAAAAGATTACGCTGCAGGCAAGTTATCCAAAGAGAAGTATAAGGAAGTAAAAGGGTATATTAGTAAGCAGTTTGAAGAAATAAATAAGAGTACAGAGCAGATAGCGACCTCTAAGTCTGTGGGCCAGCGTAACAAGGAAATAGCAGACACTACAATAAATATACTCAGTACAGGCAGCTTAGGTCTTGCCAAAACCGGTGGTAAGCAGGTTGTCCAAGCGGGAAGCAGAGAGGCGATTGAAGCTCTAATCACACAGAGTTCCACTAAACTTGAGTCGCTCATGCTCAAGAACCCAGCTATGCGGAGTCTAGTGACCAGAAACCTAGAGGCTATGGCAAGTAGAGAAGCCCAATCAATAGCGGGGCAGTCAGCATGGCAGTTCGTACAAATGAATGGCAAGAAGCTAGCTGTAGATTTACTGATAAAGCGTCCTGTTTTCTACCAATCTAATATCGGTCAAGCTAAAAGCCTCTACAACAATATGTTAGAGGGGGACTATAAAGGCGCACTAACAGATACAGCTTGGCTGGGTGTGCAGACCCTGAATGGCGGTCCTCTTGGAGCAGCTAAAGATTTAGCAGGCTATGTTAAAAACACGACTGCCAAGCTAGCCAAGGGTAAGGGCTCAGTATTAGATGAGTTAAGCCGTCAGATTGGCACGAAAGACTGGAGACAGTTTGGCGAGTATGTTGCTAACTCTAAAGACCCAGCAATTAAGAAAGCTGCGCAAGTATTACAAGACTCTAACCTATTTGTTACTAGGGGGGATGCAAAACGCGCAGTAGATAATATCCTATCCAGCTACTCTCATCTTGACCCAGGGACACTTACCCCTGAAATGATTATTAAAGATATCACTAAGCATAGAGATGCTTATGAAATACTAGAGAGCGCCAAGAAATCACATATACTTGATAACTTAGGTGAAGCTAAAGACAAACTTGTGCCCGTACGCTGGGATGCCGTTACTAGGACAAGTGTAGCTGATGCTGTACGACGTTCAGCGGCTACGGGTGAATTTAATAAAGATGCAGCGACTAACGCTATCCACGAAATAGGCGACAAACTCGGTTTCACTAATAACTTCAGCCTTAGCACCCAGCTAGAGAAGATTGTTGCTAATAGCAAGACAGCTAACGAAGCTGCAGATGCTATACAGGCTATAGAAGCCGCTGTAGGGACAGCCAAGTATCTACCTAAACCCCTGCAGAAACAGATGGCAAAACTAGGCTATGTACTCGCTGAACCTGCTGGTGGCATAAAGAACGCTTTTATAGAAACAGAGAATCTATCGAAACTTATATCTAGTGCTATAAAAAACCCAGATATGTTCGACCCAAGCGCAGCACCTACCCCAGTAATCTCGCACATAGCAGGGTTCTTAGAGAGAATGGGCGTAAGCCCACAAGACGCTAACGGGCTTGCAAGCAAGAAACTAGCTGAGTCAGTATCTGTTCGTCTTAGTGGTACTATGGCAGGTAAGGAACTAGGATTCAGTATAGACGGTAAAAAGGCCATTGGTGGCGACATTGTACTGTCTCGGCTACAGCGATACATCGAGGACAAGCCTGGTGTTTATGGGCTGAATAAGATAAGTGCAGGGCAAAGCTCGCTTACCGATATACGCCAAATGACCGTCAATGAGATTAGACAGGCTCTTGCGACTAAGGGCAAAAACGGTGTGACTATGATTAGCGCAGACGCAGCCCAGGAAGTTAGGAAAGCCATCATTAAGGGCTTCACAGACTTACCACTAGAAGCTAGAGGGCTGGGCGATAAGCTCGTAGATACTCTGTATGCCGTAAACCCTATGCAGAAGTATTATTCTCGCACCCAGAGTGCTTTACGCTATACCTACAACCCATTCTTCCGAACACAGGAAAGCGCTGAGACTAAGATACTCTCCCACTTACAAGCCAGTAACCTTGTATGGATGAAGGGTAAAAATCAACTAGATGAAGCCGCCAACGTGCTTGAAGGTGCAGGTATATTTAAGGGTCAACTACCGGGTGAAGCTGCAGGTGATGTGACTCTAGGGCGTATTACAGCTAACTTGACTAAGGGCCAGAAGCGCGACTTGGGCGGTCTAGCGCTAGACATAGCCAACAGCCGCGGTGTTGGGTTGCAGCAACTTGCCAACGAAAACCCTGAGATACTAGATGATGCGCTTAGAGCGATAGTCCAGTACCCGAATAAGGGCGTTCTTGCTTCGCCTCTGGCTCGAACAATGAACCTAGCCTTCTTCCCTATGCGATATAACGCTAAGGTAACTATGCTCGCAGCCCAGGCTTTAGCCAAGCAACCCCCATCTATTCAAAAAGCCGTATTGCACTCCATGTTTACTATGAAGGATTGGATGAAGAGCAATGAAGGTATTTCGTGGCAGAGTAAAAACGCAGACGCCATTGCACTATTCAAGTGGATAACCCCTATTAACTCCATAGAGGGCACTATGAAGCTATTAACGGGGAACATAAACGCCCCTGCTGACCTAGGACAGCTTGGTGGGCTACCGTTCGGTGTGATTAGTCAAATGCTCGATAGTCAGGGCATCATTAACCTCAATACCCCATATGTTGACCCTAAGACTGGTTCGGTATTCCCTAAGAATGTACCAACATCAGTTAAAGCAAGGGCCGCAGTTGCGCTCACAGACCTCATAAACAGCACCTTCACGTATCCAGGGCGTATTCTCGGACTCCCGGGTAAGAACCAAGCTATTAAGGACCTTGTTAAGAACTTTATAGACACCAACGGCAGCGACTTTGAGAGCCAAATACAGACAGAACGGCTGACACCATTACAAGAAAGGTGGATAGAGGTATTAAAGGGGGATACGTCAGACGAGGCTATCGACGCACTTTACCAGTCACCAGCAGCAGGGCAGTTCAATGGCTACACACTACCTCCGTTAGACCTACCGTTTAACCCTAGCTATGACGCATCTAGTAAGTATAAAGCCCCTGAGATGTCTAAGACTCTTGCTAAGGGGAAAAAGCAGAAGACTCTAGCGCCTGCCATTAAACAACCACTCTAGGAAGTTCCAGAAGCCTACGAATAGCGCCCCAAAGGTTAAGAAGATAATGCCTGTTGAAATAAGTTCTAATAGCATACCTTGACAGTACTCTGTTTGTGTTATAATCACAAATGAAGCAGCAATAAAGCTGACTTAGTAAAGCAGGAAAGTGGAGAATTATGACAGACACACTTAACGGTGAAACAGTTGTCGCCCCCAAAAACGATGCTACACCGAGTGTACCAGCGCCAGCGCCGGTCAACACAGTGGACACAGCCGAAGTGGAACGACTTAAAAAAGTCGCCGAGCAAGCTCAGATGCGCGTTAACCAATTGGAGAACGAAGCAAAGAAGCGTGAGGCAGCTGAAGAAGCCGCAAGACTGAAGCAATTAGAAGAGAACAACGAGTGGAAGTCTGTTGCAGAGCAGAACAAAGCGAAGCTAGAAGCTATGGAAGCAGAGCGTGATGCCGACCAACGTTCAAAAGAACTGACAACAGCCAAACAAGAAGTTTTCAAAGGATTCCCCGCAGAGGTAATTGAACTTGCAGAGGAAACAGGGTTGAGTTTAACTGACGCAACTGAGGAAGCTAAAGAAGCTCTCAAAGTTAAGTTAGAGAAGATTCAATCTAGGGTCGTTACTAAAGCACCTGTAACCCCAAACAACCCAGCTAATCCAAATCCTCCAGACGCAGATAGAAGTGAAAAACTAAAGCGAATGGCCTACGGGGACAAACAGGCGAGAGCTGAAATCATCAGCAGCTTACCAGGCGTAGAAGCCATGCGTAAGATGGCAGGGTTCCAGCAGTAGCTAAACACTGTTAAAAACTAAATAAAAAAGGAAAAACAAAATGCCTATTGGCTTAATCACCCACATGGACACTACCCGTCCAGAAGATGTTAAAGCAGAGATTACTAATCTTGACTTTAGCTCAACTCCATTCCTATCTGCTATTGGCGAAGGTATGGCAATGAACACTTTTCACGAATGGCAAGTTGACACCTACGCTTCAAGCGCAGACAACGCCAACATCGAATCAAGTGACTCAAGCGTCGTAGACCACACTCAGCCTACACGTACAACTAACATCGTTCAGTTGTTCCGTAAGACTGTAACTGTCTCTGACACCGAATCGGCTATCCCACACTACGGTATGGGCGACCCATTCACTTACCAGACTGACAAAGTAATGACTGAACTCAACCGGGACATGGAGAAAGCCGCTATTGCTGGTACTCGTGCTTCAGGTAGCTCAGGTGTAGCTCGTCGTATGGATGGTGCAGTAGCACTTATCACTACGAACAAGACTGCTCGTAGCTCTGGTACTTCGTTCACAGAAACCGAGTTCAACGATATCATCCGTGGTATCTACGATAACGGTACAGACTCTACTGTTGACCTCGTTCTCCTACCTTCATACTTGAAGCTCGTAGTTGACCGATTCAGCACTAAGACAACTCAAAACTTGAACGCTAACGACTACACACAAACTCTACGTGTTGAAACTTACACAAGTGCATTTGGTACACACCGAATTGCATTTAGCCGTGAGATTCCAACTAGTGGTGTCCTTGCAGTTGACAGCTCCAAGTGGCGACGTGCATGGTTAGTGAACCGACAGCCTAAGCTAACACCGCTTGGCAAGACTGGTTCAAGCACCAAGGGTCTACTCGAAGGTGAATTCACCGTCGAAGCCCTCAACCAAAAGAGCTCTGCTTACCGCAGCGGCTATTTCGTCGGATAATTAGTACTTATCCACAGGAATCGAGGCACATTAACTTGTGTCTCTTTTCTTTTGCTGATATTTTTAATACAACATGGCAAAACGTATTGAGAAGAAGCCGGAGCATTGGTCCGAAACAGTAGGGGTCCCTGACGACTGGGATAAAAAGAACATAGAGACTCTTATCCGCAACTTTGAGAAGCGTAAGTTTCAGGTAGAGAAGCAGGTTATCTCAGGCAAACTGTTTATCGAGATGTGTGTAGCTGAGTCTAAGCGGGCACATCAACTAGACGGGGCTAACGCTATGGCTAACCCTACAGGCATGAAATCTAAAGGAATCGAAGCCCGTGTCAGAACATCTATGCCCATCGTATTACAGGACGAGATACTACTAGCCTACCCAGCTATGTTCAAAGACGACACTCAACATGAATGGTTTATTAAGAACTTCCCCCAATTTAGGATTATATGAAAGTAGCAGCCGCACTCATAGTTAAAGGCACGCCTGACGAAGCTCCTTTACTAGATAAGTGCCTAAAGAACCTCAAGGGGCATGTAGACGCTTTCTACTTAGACATCAACGCACCTGAAGGCAAGCGCCCATCCAAAGAAGTACTAGCTGTAGCTAAGAAGTACAAAGCAGATGTTAAAGAGACTGTTTGGACTGGCGATTTCGTAGGCTCTCGTAATGCTAACTTCGCGCGTGTCCCCAAAGAGTACGAGTTTATCTTATGGGTAGATGGCGATGATACTATTGAGAATCCCGAGAAGATAAAGGAAGTCTGCGCCATCACTCCAAGTAGTGTAGACGGCATTTATATTAAGTATGACTATGCTCGTGATGAGTATGATAACGTAACTGTCTCCCACTGGGTTGCCCGTGTAGTTCGCAATAATGACTCATTCGCTTGGAAGTCTAGCTTCTCTGATAGTGAAGTAACTGTCCATGAGACTCTTAACGAGCGCCGTAAGGTTGGCAAGGTGATGAACGAAGAGTTCTGGGTTGTCCACCACGCAGACGAAGAGCGCCGAGATAGAAGCCTAGCCCGCAACATCAGTATCCTCGAACAGATGCTTAATAAGTCAGCCAAGAATCCTGACCCTCGCATCCTTTATTACCTAGCTACTCACTATGTAGACGCTAACCGACTACTAGAGGCTAAAGAACTACTAGAGTGGTATCTAATGCTATCTGGTTGGGCTGAAGAACGCTCACAAGCCTATGTCTATCTAGGTATGATTTATGACGCTATGCAGGACTTAGACAAAGCTAGGGGCTGTTACATGAGAGCTGTTGCTGAAAGCCCTAACGACCCTAACCCATACGTTGAATTAGGTGAGCTAGAAATGCGTGACCAACTATGGCAGAAAGCTACTTACTGGCTAGAAATGGCTGTCGCTAAAAAGGTTGACCCAATGGCGAGTGTCTACCGACCTATGGACAGTACTTACAGGGCCTATAAAGCTTTAAGCCAAGCCTACGCTAACATTGGCGGTAAAAGCCTCCAGAAAGCCCAGAAATGGCTCACAGAGGCCTTAAAGCTCCGACCCTTTGACCCAGAACTACAGGACGCACAAAAAGTCCTAGATAATGTAGTGGAAGTACGAGATTTAACCAAAGCTACTAACCAACTTATAAAGAAACTCAAAGACGATAAAGAGACTGACAAAATCGTACCATTCCTAGACTCGCTACCAACTAAGATGCAGGATAACCCACTTGTTACTAGCGCCCGTAACTATTACCGTGAACCTAAAGTATGGCCTAAAAAGTCCGTTGTTATCCTAGCTGGTTGGGGACCATTAGGTAATTGGGGACCATCTGGCTTAGACAAAGGTATTGGCGGCTCAGAAGAAGCCATTATCCGTATCAGCCGAGAGTTATCTACACAAGGGTATGATGTGACTATATTTGGTACACCAGGAGAAGAGGCTGGTGCAGATTGGTATGTTGATAGGTCATCAAACAACTTCAAACTATACGCAGGTAACCCCAAAGTGAAGAGAAACTCCGTACCAGAGTATAGGCACTACTGGGAGTTCAACTCTAAAGATACCTTTGACGTATTTATTAGCTGGCGCTCACCCGAACAGTTTGATAAGAAACTTAACGCCCGTAAGAGCTACCTATGGCTACACGATGTCATGGACAAGGAAGAGTTCATAGACGAACGAATTGCGAACTTAGACCGTGTGATATTTGTCTCACAGTACCATCGTGACCTATACCCATTCATACCAGAAGAGAAGTGCTTTGTATCAGGTAACGGCATCACGCCAGAAGACTTTATCGAACTGGACGGTAAGTTTGAACGCGACCCACACCGAGTGATTTATATGTCTAGCCACGTGAGGGGCTTGCAGCTAATTTATGAGGTGTGGGACGATGTTAAGAAAGAAGTACCAGACGCTAAACTAGACATCTACTATGGATGGGGTAGCTATGACTCTGTAAACAAGAACAATCCTGAGCGAATGGCTTGGAAAGAAGTAATGCTCCAGAAAGAGAAAGAGCTAGACGGCGTTACAGACCACGGCAAGATAGGTCATAAGCAGATAAATGAAGAGATATTTAAGAGTGGTGTATGGGCATACCCATGTCCATTCCCAGAAGTTTACTGCATAACAGCCGTCAAAGCTCAGGCAGGTGGAGCTGTACCAGTATCTAGTAACTTCGCAGCACTAAAAGAGACTGTCCAGTATGGCGAAATACTCGATATGAAGGCACAAGATGAAAAGACACCAGTGGGGCAATGGGATAAAGAAGAGCTAGAGAAGTTCAAGACAGCACTCATTAAAGTGTTAAAAGACCCAGAGTACCAAGAGAGTATTCGCCCAGAGATGCAGAAATGGGCTCGTACGCAAAGTTGGGCCGCTACAGCTACTAATTGGATAATTGATTTTAATAAATAAGGATTACTATGCAACCATACGGAGAAGGTATAAATATCAATAAAGAACCCCTACCACCACCGCCGGAGACGACGTGGCCTTCCATGGACAAGGTACAAGAGCAATATCCTAATCTTTGTTCAGAAGAACAGGTATGGGTGCTAGAAGCCCTTTTAAGTGAAGCCCATAGGCTTAGACAAGAGAGAACCACAGACTGATGCGCTGGCAAATACTCATTCCAACAGTTGTTGATAGGTCTGAGAAATTTACCAGACTAGTTAACACACTTACCCCTCAAGTAGAGAAGTATAAAGGGGGCATAGAGGTAGTCGTGCTTTGGAATAATTACGAGTATGAGCTGAGTGAACTACGCCAGGCTATGATTGAGTCTGCAACAGCTGATTATACCAACTTCATAGATGATGATGACAATGTAGCCGACAACTATTGCGACAAGATATTCCCGCTGTTGGACGGAGTAGACTACATTGGTTTTAGGGTAGCGTTTTACCAGAACAACCAGAAACAGAAACAGGTTGTACATTCATTAACAAGCGAAGGCTGGTTTGATAATGGTGAAGGATATTTTCGTAGAGGTACACTTATAAACCCTACCAAGAGGGAGCTCATGTTGAAGGCAGGATTCAAGAATGCTGACTATAGAAAAGGCGTTCCAGAAGATACGGCCTATGCAGCTAACATTGACCCCTACTTAAAGACAGAGCATTTTTTAGAAGATGAAGTACATATTTATATGCCAACAGATGACCATGCTTGGAGCCGCTTTGAGCAAGCCACTGGTGAGTTCACAAGGCCAAAACTACCAAAGTACTTTAAGTTTCACCCTTGGAGTACAAAATGATTAGCGTACTCATACCAAGTAGGCAGAGAGCAAGTATGCTCAAGGGTAGCGCAAAGACATGGGTACATCCGTTGGTGGAGATATTAGTAGTAATAGATAAAGACGAACCAGAGCGATACGAGTACGAACAAATACCGAACATCAAGTTATTTAGAATAGACCGTCACGGTTATGAGAACCTACATGAGTACTATAATTTTCTAAGCAAGAAGGCTAAGGGTGACTGGTTAATGCTCGGTAATGACGATGCCTTCATGCTCACCGATAACTGGGCGATGGAGATACAAGGCGACCATAAATACCCCCAGGTACTTAACGTATGGAATGAGACAGATAACCTATTCCCAATAATCTCTAGGGCCTGGTACGAAGCCGTTGGTCACTTCTCGCTCAACACCCACGCTGATAGTTGGATACAACAGACCGCAGAACTGATTAACAAGACCAAATACATACCTAATATTAGGATAAAGCACTATGGCGAAGAGATGCACGATGAGACGCACCAGAGAGTACGAAGTGTTGTTGGCCAGTCAAGTGAAGCCTATAGAAGGATGACAGAAGAACGTAAAGAAGATGCACGTAAAGTAAATGAATATATTAAACAGAGGGGGTTAGATGATGAAGGCAATTAAACAATGTAGGGCTTGCGGAAGTGAAAGGTTAACACGGTTTTTAGACTTGGGTGAACAGTATCTGTCAGATTTCAAAGAAAATAATAGTAAGACACCTAAATATCCACTGGTAGCTGTCTTTTGCGAAAATTGTACTTTAGTCCAGCTTAAACATACTACGCCCCAAGCAGAGATGTACCATGATAGATATGGTTTTAAGTCGGGGGTTAGTGATTCTATAAAGGCTGACCTAGACAGCATCGTAACTCACGCCTACCAGTACAATAACGACCCTCAAAAATGGTTAGATATAGCTAGTAATGATGGGACTCTACTTAGCTATGTACCATTCGATGTATACCGAGTAGGCGTAGACCCCGTTACTTTCCTGTGCAAACAAGCAGAAGAACACGCTGATATGATTATCAATGACTATTTCAATAGCGAACTAGCAGGGGCAGACTTTGATGTTATTACTTCAGTTTCCTGTTTCTACGACATGCCAGACCCTAACCAATTTGTTAAGGATGTTAGAGACTCGCTATCCCCACATGGTGTTTGGATTATTCAACAGAACTACCTACTGACAACTATGGAGTTAAGCGCCGTAGACAACTTCTGTCACGAGCATATTGAGTACTACACTCTTAATAGCCTAGAGAACCTACTAAATAAACATGGGCTAGAAGTCAACGAAGTCTATACATCCATGGTAAATGGCGGTTCTATCCGTACAGTAGTCTCACATAGGGGCACGTTTGAGATAGATGACTCTGTATACGCGCAGCGAGAGAAAGAAGAAGACTATGGGCTTGATGATATTGTTGCTTATAAGGACTTTGCGAATAGGGTAATGGTAGAGCTAGATAAACTACATCGCATGGTCAAGGAGTTCAAAGACGATGGTAAAAAGGTTTACATTTTAGCCGCTTCTACTAGGGGCGCAACTATCTGGCAGAGCGCAGACATAGACGAAAGATTAGTGGACTTCGCCGTGGAACGTAACCCCGCCAAGGTCGGTAAGTACTTCTCAGCTATCGGTGTGCCTATTATATCCGAGGAAGAGGCGCGTAAACTTGAACCGGACTATATGATTATTGGTCCGTGGTTCTTCGCCCCAGAGATAATAAAACGGGAAAGAGAGTATTTAGTTCAAGGGGGGCAACTCATAATACCTTTGCCTAAAGTTGAAATTATAGGTGCTTGATACTACAATAGCCTTAGAGGGTAACAAAAAATGGACGAACAAACAATCGCCGCCCAACAAGCAGCCAAAATACAAACAGACGTACACATACCAGCCCCAGTAGTAGAGGAGCCTCTCCAACCCAGCGCCTTTGAGACTAATATTGAGTTAAATGACCCCGCTATTGGGATGCAACTAACTGACTATTTCGACATAGGCAGAATAGACCGATTTAATGAGGTTACACAGAGACAACTTCGTGGGGTATACCAATGGGCAGCTGAAAAAGCTGGTTCTGCAGAACTTGCTAACGTCCTGCAGGTTGTTAGAAGTGTTGAGATGGAACTAGGTATTACCTACGCCCCAGACCGTCTGGTACGGATAGCTAAGTTCGTACAACTTAATAAGCAGAGTGAAGTCTTACGGCTTCAGCAAGAGGCTTTATACGGTGGCTGAACCATATACTGACGGTGAAGGTGAGGTAATGCGAGCTGAACATATCAGCCCTCGTAAAACCGGCGATAACATTCAGGCTAAGAGGGTAGCGCCCTACGTCTGGGACGGAGCTAACTGGCAGAGGATGGTTCAACCGGGTGAAGCTGCAGTTAAGAAGACCCTAATAGATAAAACCACGACTACGGATGTTATCTATATTGGTAAAGCTGATTCGGGTACGGCCACAAGCTCCGCCCTTTGGACAATTACAAAAATAAACAAGACTGCAAGCCCTATTGTGATTACTCATACAGGAAGTACAGCAATATATGACGATAGAGTTACAGAAAGTTATTCCTGATGGCTACTAGAAACGTAACATATCAATTCACTTGGGGCTATGCCACTTATGACCGTAATACTGAAGCTGACAGAATAGTCGAGATAGAAAACGCTGGAGACTACATTGGTAAGTTTGATGTGTCTATACCTGAGAGGGAACTCATTGATGGTGGCGAGGTGAGGTTAGAAGTCGTAGGCGATGAACTTGTAATAACAGAGGCTACTGAGTAATGGCAACATTTACATCTAGTACAAAAATGTGTGTGTATACCATAACCAACAAACTGAATGGGTTAGTGTATGTCGGCTCAACTAAGAACACAGCAAAAACACGCTGGAAAGACCACAGGCATTATAGGCCAGGGATAAGTGGTAGTATTTCACAACTTATTTCCGTACACGGTGTTGAAAACTTTGAGTTTAAGGTGATAGATACCGCTTCAACGAGGCAAGAGCTGAATGGAAAAGAAGCATACTGGATTGAAAAGTTGGACACTATATATCCCAAAGGTTACAACCGTGAGTCTGGTGGCATCTCTGGCTACAAGCCACACCGTGAAAGTATCGAAAGAATGAGAAGCAAACAAGTTGGGAATAAATACCACAATACGCCAGTAGTACGCTCTGATGGTATGGTATTTGCATCCATAAAGTCAGCCGAAGAGGCTCTAGGTGTACACCCCAGAAGTGTCACTAGGGTGCTAATGGGTGTGCGTAAGTCAATTAAAGGGTATAGTTTTGCATACCTTGACAGAAAGGCAGGATAGTTATATCGCTACATTTACTATTACAACAGCCGTCAACATCGATACCCTAACAACCAAGGCTGGTAACGACCTTTATAACATTAACGGTGCTTCTGCTTCACTAACAATAGACCAAGACTCTCGTTACGGCCTTAACCAGAACACCTCGGCAATTCTCGGTACAATAACTCCTTCAGCATCGTTAAGGGGTAATGTCTACTTTGACTCTACTCTCGTCCGCTTAATTCCTTATAACACAGGTGTTGGTGTTGTCCCTGCCGATGGAACTACAATCACTCAAGGCTCAGCCAGTGGAGTGCTTATAGGCGTATATTCTGCCCTGAACGTGGCACCTACTGCTGCAGGTGGAGCCATGCCAGCTTCAGGCTATATAAAGATTAAACAGTGGAACTCGGTAGCTTTTGCAGCAGGGCTTATAACGACAGGTATAACTGTGACCGCTACTGGTGCTGACGTCGTTGGTTGGATAGAAGTCGTTATGCAGGAAGGCGCAAGTATACTCCATAACCGTCTTAACACTGTCAGCTATCAAGGAGCTTGGTATGAAATTGGTACAGCTCCAGGGACTCCAGCCCGTACAGATACTTACCAGATTCCTACTAACGGAGACACTAACCAGTATCACGCTGGCGTACAGGTAGAGACGGGTTCAGGTACAGGCGTGTATGAATGGTGGCAAGTAACACCTTCTTCTGCTCTTGTGGCCTCAGTAGGTACAGAGACAACCAACTCCAAACGTGGCCAGGTCTGCTGGATAAGCACTTCT